CTGTAGAAAAAAGAGGCGCTAATTTTGATTATTGGAATGTCTCAGTTACCTTGGAAGAGGTCTAATGTTTGAGGATAAAGACTTACAAAATTTCTTAGAAACATCTTCAACAATAAGAAATAAGTCAATAATAACTGCCGAGTGGAATATGAACATTCCAACAAATATTAAGCATATAGGAAACTATAGATATAGGCCAACGCAGTCTGGATCTATATACTCTTCACTGCCTAACAGTTTTGATGTTAATGATGCTGGAAACTTTTATACAGGAGCAACCGATGCAGATATTATTGTAGATGGAGAATTTGATAATAACGATATACCAACAACATTTTTAACCAAGAAAGAAAAATTACAAACGCTTTACTCTTTAGAAGATTGCTTTGGTCAGTTTAGGCCTAGGTCTGGAATAAATAAAGCAGTGTTCTTTGAAAAAGGTAAACTGCATCACCCAAACCTAGTTATGGCAGATAGACCAAGATACTACATGCCAGATAAAAATGATAAGTTTAAGTACTGGACATCCTATAGAACAGAGTCTGGAGAAGAGTATGGAATTGCATCTAAGGTTCGTAACTCTCAGAACTCTATAGAGGATGCTTGTCCATTTGTTGTATATAAGGAAAGAGTTCCAACAAATAGGGTTGTAGTAAAAATGCAAACCCATACGGGCACCGAAAACCTCGGCCCATTTTCATCAGCAACAGGAGCCTATGCAGATCCTTTTTACGGAGAGTTAAATCAAAAGACACCAAGCAAGTGGAAGATTCAGTTCTTAAGAGACACCAGTTGGGAAACAGTTGTTTCTTTTGATCCATCAATCACAAGAAGAGATGGCTCTTCTATTATTAAAAGTGATGGGTATGTCGAAATTGCTTATGGCCTAATTGTTCCAGAAGAGTGGAGAGCAAACTTTGTTTTTGCAGAAACATATACAAGTGTTTCTCTGCTTCCAGAGCAATCTGTAATTGGGTATGCCTATCTAATTAAACCAAATAAGGATGAAGTAGGTGCCTACCATATTTGGGACGGTACGCAATATACAGTAATAACACCAAAGTATGGCTGGTATATACAAGATGAAACAGTAGACAGGCTAACAAACTTTGTAACAGACGCAACCTCCCCAGATGTTTTTATTAAGGCAATTGATAAGAAAGAGCAGTTTAGAGAGTTTGAGTATATAAATGGAATAAGAATTATAGTAGAAACAATGAACGTAAAAGATTCTACTTTTGACCTTATTGAGATTTCTCCAAGACTTGTTATGAATGTTTCTGATAAAACAATTGACTATTCTATCAACAAGAGTGCCTCCGATCTGGGCCTCTCTGGTTTGCCAGTTGGCCAACTAATAGCATCTAACGGAAGCATAACTCTTTTTGATCACGATCAGGCATTTAACACTAATAACAAAAATAGTATTATTGCTAAATATATTTCAAGACATGTTCAGTTTAAATTCTATGAAGTCATTGTTGATGTTAATGGGTGGGACTATTATGTTCCAATTAAAGCATTATATTCTGATGCCTTTCCAAAACAAGACCTAATGTCAAAGCGTGTATCTATAACCTTGAGGGATTTGTACTGGTACCTAGAATCAATCAGGGCTCCAGAGATGTTGATGACAGAGGTTTCTGTAAGTTCTGCAGTATCTCTACTTCTAGACCATATAGGCTTTTCTAACTATACATTTAAAAGAGTTGCAAACGAAAAGGAAATTATAATTCCATATTTCTTTGTTGGACCAGATAATAGCGTTGCAGAGGTTCTTCAAGATTTGGCAGTTTCAACTCAGACAGCAATGTTCTTTGATGAATATAATAATTTTGTAATGATGAGTAAAAACTATATTATGCCAACGATAGAAGAAAGGCCAACAACCTTTGATCTTAAGGGCACAAAAGATTTTGTAGAAGATAGAGAAATAAGAAATAAAACAAATAAGCCAAAGTTGGCAAATGTTATTTCTGTATCAACCCAGGATAGTGCGGTATATAATGATGGCGCAATTAACTATAGTACAAGATATATCCAGAGATCTATAGGATCACTAAGACAGGCAAGCCTTGTAGATGATGAAAGATACTATACGTACAAGCCAGCACTGTTATGGGAAGTGTCTGGCACACAGAATACTAAGTCAATAAATAACGAAGTAGCAACTCAGTCTGCCTATGTCCTCAGTGCCATTCCTCTTAACTCAGATCTAACTGCTTCTGTACCAGAAGTAAAAAATAACATTGTTATTAATAACACATTTAGCCTTGGAGAAGCAGCCTACTGGATTACTAGGTATAGCGGATACTTCTACTCTCAAGGAGAAATCATTAAATATGATGCTGTTCAATATAATGTTTCTGGTTTTGGTAATGTTTGGATAACATCAACCGAAGATTATCAAAACTATTTTGCAAAACTGCCATTTAATGGAAAGATATATCCAACAGGATTAGTTAGAATATACTCTGAGCCAAAGTATTTTGAAAAAGATGGTGTAGTTAAACTACAGAATGGATCTGTTCAAAAACATGGCCGTGGTCAATTTGGAACTGAAGTTGTAGCACACTCTGCTGGAATATCTGATTACTGGAAATCAGATGACAATGTTAAGGGTTGCTCAATGCTTTCAGAATTTTTATTTGATCAAGATGTGGAGTCAGTAGATATTGAAGTAACAATACCGCCAGGTGCGACACAACAAGAGATAAACCTGCTTAAGGCTGCTGGAAAGTCTACTAGAGAAGGATATTCTTCAGATGCGATTGCAAGAACATCTTCAAGAAGTGGAATCATTAAAAACTTTATGTCAACATCTTTTATTGGAGAGATTGCAACGGCAACAAAGCAACAGACTGGAACTCTGCAATCTTCTGCTTTGTCCCTTACTGGACCAAACTTTACAACTAAAGAAAATCCAAGAGATTTTATATCTTATGTGCATAAAAATTTAAAAGACAAAAAGTACAAACATTTTGGAACAAGAATGAGAATTGTTGGAAAGATTGAAAACAACGAAGATAGAGGTCAGACATCTAATGGATCCTCAACATACTACGTTGTTAATGGTAGCACTCCAGATAAAAATATAAATATATCTGGTGGCTCTGGAGGACTTGCATTTATGCTTAACCCAACGACAAATGTTGGGTATTATTTTGAGATCGCAGCGCTAGGAGTTGGAAATTTGTCAGACGAGGAAAGGCAAAGCGTTAGTAATGTTTTCTTTTATAAGATAAAATCTAATAACGGTGTAGCAACTCCAGTCTCTCTTTGGCAAGGTCTTGGAGAGATTACTGTAGATGATGGTAAGTTTACTGGACAATCAAGAATTGTTTCTGAAGAAAATTCAACGGTATATGATTTAGCAGCCGAATACGAAGACATTGGAAACACAAGAAGATTCTACCTATACCTAAATGGCCAACTAGTTAAGACAGTAGACGATACAGATCCTCTTCCAGCCTACTCAGATGTTGCATTGTTCACACGAGGTTCTTCTAGGATCATGTTTGAAAATGTTTATGCCCTATGCAACAACTATTCTCAGAACACAACATTTTCTTTAGGCGCTCCAGTCAACTCTGTGTTTGGCGACTCAGATATAAATGCTAACGAATCTTTTAGAAAATACTCTATCAGCGGACTAATTCAAAACACATACTTAGCAGGCATAGGAAACTCAGAAGCCCCAAAGTATAACATATACTTTGAAGAGTTTGGTAGCATAATGAGAGAGGCAGCAACATTTAATTTTAAGTACGACAAAGCCTTTCCAGCCTTAACTGCAAAGATTTCTCCAACATTTAATAAACTAAAGGGCTATGTCGTTTCTGGTTTTAGAGCAGGCTCGTATGGAGCAGAGTTTATGATTTTTAATGCAACAGATACAGCAATTAGTTTAGACGAAACAACTGGCAACTATTTAAGAGTTCAAGGTGTAACTTTTACACAACAGTCCGACAACAGATTAACGGTTGATGAATATTTTAATAAGAACACACTAACCTCAAACCCTCAGTTTGTTGCAGAGACTTTATTGTCAAACCCATATAAGTTTAAACAAGACTATCAAGATATAAAGTTAAGCAGAATGACATACGGTAAAAAAGACTTTTCATTAGATACTCCATACATTCAGTCTTATGATGAGGCAAATAGTTTAATGAAATGGCTTATTGAAAAAATAGCAAAGCCAAGAAGGTCTGTTGGTGTTAAGGTGTTTGCAATACCAACCTTACAACTGGGAGACATCGTGACCCTTGACTACGAAGAAAACGGAGTATCTATGGCATCTCCTTCATCAAGTAGGTTTGTAATCTATAACATTGATTATTCTAAGAGTGTAGATGGACCAGATATGACATTGTTTTTGAGTGAGGTAGTCTGATGAGATATACAAACCCAACGATGCATGATGGCGGGGGAGAAACTCCATTACCAAACTCTACAGCAGCATTGCCAGTACCAAATGCTACGGCTCCACTACCATTGGTAGCCACCGCAGCATCTCAAAGTGTTTCATTAAAGTCAACTGTGAAAGCCATAAAAATTGCAACCCCTGACTTAATAATAAGAGATTCAGAGATTATGTCTATTGAAATAATGACAGACCTAATATTTGAAGATATTGGTGGTCAAGAACTTGCAACAATATCCAGACATGACCTAGTCAATGGTCAAAAAGTAGTCTATGCACCTATTAAAAATTTAACAGATCTTTATTTACAGTACAACCCAAATAATATTTTAAGGCTGCAGCAGTCTGATTCATACTTTAAGTCTTTATCTATTGCAATAATGGATCACCTGCCAGTATGTGGAAATGGATATGACATAATTGAAAACCCACTTGAGCCAGATAAGACTAAGTGGACAAAGGTGCCAAATTGTAAATCTATATACATAGATCCAATAACAGGGGACTTGGTAATAAATCTTATTAATTTAAAAGATGGGGTCCAGGCAGAGGTTCAATTACTAACAAGTGGAGAGATTTATGATGCTACAATATACAATGGAGGAAATTAAATGATAACAAATACAGGTAAAAATATTTTAGCCAAGTACCTTGTTGGCCAAACGCCATCTTATGCTTCTCATATCGCTGTTGGGTGTGGGCCAAAGCCATTAGATCAAGATGGCACTCTTCCAGATTTTTCTAGCAAAAAATCTCTTGACTTTGAAATGTTTCGTGTTCCTATTATTTCAAGAGGTTTCGTTGACGAGTTAGGAGTCTCAAAAGTTGTATTAACGGCAGAACTTCCAACACAAGAAAGATATGAAATTACAGAAGTTGGTTTATTCTCTGCTGCATCCAATCCTGCTGCAGGAGCATTTGACAGCAAAAACATCTATTCTTTTTCTGATTTAGAGTCATGGAAATATTCTTCTCAGGGTAAAGAGATTCCAGTTATCTATTCTCCATTAGATGATAGAGTTGTTAACATAGTACAAGCCTCTGCAACACCATTAAGAGTTTTGTATGTGACAGACATAGAGCATAATCTTTCTGTTGGCACAGAGGTCTCCGTGTCTGGACTTTCTCCAGCAGCCTTTAACCTATCCAAGGTTGCAATTGCAACAGTTCCAACTCCAACAACTTTTACAATTGTTGGCAGTTCAGTAACAAGCGGAGAATCTTTATCTTCTGGTTATTTAGTAAATGATGTTGAAACTAACATTATTAATCAGGTCTACCCAGTCTTTCAAACAAATGCTGATAATAAAATTTTTACAAACTCAAACAGAGTTGATAGACATGAGAGATGCAGATTCTTAAATAATATCTTAGCAATTCGTGGAGACAATGCTACAATATCTGTAGGTACAAACCAATTGCTAACTGCAGAGTCTGGTTCAAACTTTGTACAGTTATCAGATACTGCTATAGATTTTAGTAAAAACTCTCCAACAGATGAGTTGAGACTTGCATTTTCAGTAGTAAATAAAGTTGGATCAGCAGAAACGCTTCCAACATCGGCTAGAATAATTATTGAGTTTTCTTCTACAGGAACATTTAAAACTGGAAAGTGGGCAATCTTTGAGGCACTGGTTACAGATGGAGATAATAACTTTTCAGAAAATAGATACTTGGTGGTCTCAAAACAACTTCAAGAGTTAAAGAAGAGTGAAGACTTCTCTTGGGCAGAAATAAATACTGTAAGAATTTATGCTTCTGTCACAAAGAATGTTAACAACCAAGAGGTTCCAACTTCTGACTTCTTTGTTTGTTTAGATGGTTTTAGACTTGAAAATGTTACATCAACAAACTCTGTCTATGGATTAACTGGCTACTCGGTTATGAAAACTCCAAATGCAAAAACAATTATTAAATCAGCAAACACAACAAACTATATTGAATTTAGATTTGGTTTGGATGTGCTATAGTGGCAGATGAAGGAATCAAAAACGTTATAGTTAAAAAAGAACTTTTAGGAAAAGTTTCTTCCGAAAATGGCAGAGTTATAAGGTTTAGATTAGTAGCAGAAGATAAGAATAGGAAATCTGCATGGTCACAAATTTTTATGATCAATGGCCAGTTTGTTCAGGTATTGCCAGGAAGTATTTCTATAGTTGGAAGTATTGTGCTTGTTAACTGGTCTAATGGCTCAACTCCAGCAGATCAAACAAAGTATGATGTTTTTGTACAGTACGACTCTAGTGCAACTATAACACATGTTGGAACGTCTCTTGGCACAAGTTTCTCATTTTTGAAAACAGGAAGCCCTCAGACACTAAGAGTACTAGTACAATTAGCATCACTAAAGTCGCAAGCAATAGTAGGAACCCCAACAGCAGGTAAAACTATCAAAATTTTTGACTCAGGAAATAGGAACGCAGTTACAGGGTCTCTGGTATAATTAGAGTATGTCAATATTACCTGTGCCCGAAAGAGGACAACCTTTAGATGTAACCTATATATACCAGATTGTTAAGGCTATTAATGATCTTTCATCTCAGGTATCAACTTCAGTTTATAAGTATGTTACAGTAGATACCCCAACATCTGGCAAGCAGAGCGTGAAGTCATCAGAGGCTCGTATAATCGGTGGTTACGTTCAGGTAACAACAAGTACCACCCAGATCGCAGGATCGTCTAAAAACTTCTCCTATGACTTCTCAACAGACTTTAAATTTGCACCCATAGTAACAGTAACCCCAATTAACGTAGGAAACACTGATGCTGGAAAAGATGTAACAGTAACTATAAATAGCGTATCAACTTCTAGAGTAGAAGGAACAGTTAAGTTTAATACTGGAGGAGACACAAGCGTTGGTCTTAACCTAATAGTAGTTGGAATCCCCAACTAATGATGTCATGTAAAAAATGCAAAGGCAGAATGTTTATAGATAGACAATATACTGAGATTAATCATTTAGAAGTTTATTGTATGAGTTGTGGATTTAGAGTATTCTTTCATCCACCTAGCCACACCTTGGAGGGACGATGGTTACTAAAAAGGGAACAATCGAGAGCGAAAAATACAATGAGTCACCTGTAATACCAGGTAACAAAAAGGTTTGGTTTCTTAATGGGGACCTTGTTAGGATACATCACTACAATCATTCTAATGGAATAATGTCTGTCTATAATATTACAAAAGATCAAATTGAAAGTTGTTTAATTAGTGATTTTAAAAATAAAAGAGAGCGAGCCTATACCGTAGGTCAGACTGCTGATTTAGTTAATCGTCATAAAAAATATATGCCATCACTAATGAAACGAGGAGTCA